GTCCAATTCGAGATGCCAATTCAGTCGCATCACCGATTCCAACCGTGTACACGAGGAAACGTGACAATGTGTGTGCACGTGTGATGTCCAGGACAGTGCTGCGGTAATGTTGCCAATAAGACTGCCTGTCGAAGGGCTCACCCGAAGACAATCGAGCATGTTGCACGTCTTCGTGGATTTGCCACACGGAAGCGATCTGCAATGGCACATGAATATCAGCCATTTCACGGTTAGCTTCCGATGGTGTTGCTGTCAACATGACACGACAAGCATGCACTTTTGCTAAGATGTCAAGCACGCCAATGACAGCAGGTTCAATGACATGGGCTTCATCAACCAAGAAGAGGTTACCCTCTGTCAACCATTTCTCATGCAATAACACCTCAGCAGGTGTTGTCACAATGAGTTGAAAGGAAGGGTCGAAAGGATGACCTTCTGTCACAGCGATGGCTGGCAAGCCAAAAGTTGAGTTTAAATACGGCGTCAATGTGGTTACAAGCAACTGACGCGGCACAACTAAGATAACCCGCTGGAAGTTAAAGCGGTGGAACCGCCATACAAAGTTGACAAAAGCTGTTGACTTGCCAGTGCCGGTTGGGGCTTCAATTAAAACACAACTACATTCTGGACCTAGTAGAGTGAGAGCAGTTGATGCTTGCTTCATATTGGCTGGCACGCGTGACCAGAAGTTGTTCAATAAATAACCATAGGCCATTTCGATGACCTGTGACACCGACGGCACGCGTAACAATTTAAGCCAGTGCGGGACCGGAAGGCCTGGCACATATGAGAGCATCACAATGAGCAGTATTTGTAATATTGGAAAGTCTAGCCTCCGAAGAACGGTCTGAACATGGCCATTTATAAGGAAGTTGAAACTTGCCAGTCGCTTGTCAAGCCAAGCTAACACTTGGAAAGTTCGTGGGGTCATTGATGGCCCACCTAGAGCAATGAATAACCAATGTCGGACAATCAAAGCTCCATCATCGTCTGTGTTGCTTGATGCAATGAGGCGAGGATGATCGCTCAGGAAATCATACGGTGTGCGTTTCATTAACGACGCAACCAACGAATGAGTTGTTGCCGAGTTCGACCGCCGTATTAATTCAACTGGCCATTTCAGTCGTTGCTCGAACAACCCGATCAAGTATTGGGTGTAACCCATGTTATAAATCGCCGGGTTAACCATGTCTGGGATCACTGACATGACATTAATGACAGTGTCAAGACCAAGAGATGAAGTGTAATCGAGGACTTCATCTGGATGACGCTCGTCACCATCACTATTTGCTTCTGGCTCAGCAATACGAGAGTCCGGGTCATGCCATCTTGAAACGACGTCATCGTAAGACGGGATCGGAACAGGCGGCCGAGCTGGCCGACTAGCGCCAAAGCCGGCATTAGCGAGAATAACCTCGATGTCCAGGCGAATCTTGTCGTATAAGTCACGTTGCCCCGCCGTCAGATCAAGGTAAGAAGTAAGTCGCTTGACCCTGTATCGATAATCGGGCTTGACGTCTTTTGAAGGAGCGTAAGCTTTCCCAATTAGCTTTAACGGGTTGTGATAGACAATAAACGCTGGGACAGCACGCCCAACTTTCATCAAATCGTCAATATCTTGAGTGGTCGGACTGCGCCACTTCTTGGACAAGAATTCCATGTTCATCAATCGCCTAGATGGTTCTTCATCCCGGAGTTTGACGCCGTACCGGCCAAGGCATTTGATAATGTTTTCGGGCGTCCAAATCGCAGGGGCCGACGCACGCCAAGACAAAAGATGGTCGTCACCATAGTTAGACAACTTACAGAAATAGCGGAACTCATGAGCGCTTAACCCTGTCAGTTCACGCCAAGCGATCAAATAATAAATGGTCACAGCCAGACTATTGTCCATTCCGGTTGATGAATGCCCGGTTGACAAACCAGTTAATTTAGCATATAAATTTCCAGTTGATGTCGTCATCATCGGCATTGTTTTCAGGGCCTCATAATTCGCATCGACTAAGAAACAAATGCGGGCATAATCACGGTGATGCTCAAAGCCTTTCTTACGCACGCGCTTAATGATGTCAACAACTTTGCCAACGACTGACGCATCAAAATCAGTGAAGTCACCAGCAAAATGATTGTCAAAACCAGCGTGCTCGGAAATCAACTGGCCAAGCACGGCACCGTTGAGAGGCATCCCTATCTTGATATTAGTGCTCCAATATCGGAAGTTGTGGTTGGGCCAGTAATTCCAAACCGTCGACATTATATAATGGATAATAGGTGACCCGATGATCGTTCGGACCTTGTCATTCGTCCATTTCTTAGGCGGTAAGGCTTCACCTTTGACACTCACCGGGGCGACTGGCACAAGTCCAGGACTGACCACGAAAGTTTTGGCCCACAACTCTAGAAATTTTCCGATGCCGCCAACGGATTTAATAAAGTCGCGCCTTGACAATTTGCGCCACTTTGCCCGTTTTGGGTCGCGCCAAAACGGTCCAAGACCGTAAGCCTTTTCCCATTTTCGGATGATGGCCTTAAAGGGAGTTAATTTGGAATGAGAAAATATTTGGCCAACCAGGACAAAGACCTCATCGACTGGCAAGTCAGGGAGGTCAATGTCCGGTGCGGCAAAATACCGGCTCAATGATTCCAATTCATTCTCAATTGTCGCATACTGTTCGGTGCGGCGATACTCAGGCGCAATATTTGCGAGGTTGATGAGGTCTTTATTGACCTCAAGCTGAAGTCGTAAGACGCCTTGCTTAACCGACCGGACAGTGCCGATATAAGCATCACGG